GAGACCGTTGCTGCAGCATTGCAGCAGCATTTGGGGGGACACCCCTTTAGGGGTGCCCCCTGTTTGCTGCATGCTGCACCGGGACTGACCGCTGCGCTGCTGCACGCTGCGCTGATCGATACGAGACTTCACTGCAGCATCACGCTGCAGCATTTGCTCGTGCTGCATGCTGCACGACCTCGTGCTGCTGCGCTGCTGCGCGCATAAATCTGCAACCGGTTGCAGATTTGCTTGCAGGGGTCTGCCAGTCCGGGCGGGGTGACAACGGCGCTGATCGGGTTTATATTTGCACTCGGAGCACAACCCCATCGGAGGACAGAATGGCTGCTGCAAAGAAGGTCGCCCAGAAGGCGTCGGCTAAGGTCGTCGAGGTCGCGTCAGAAGTCGACGCGGGCTTCGCTTGGGCGTCTGACGTGAAGCGCGCGTGGATGTTCGTCCTCGGCGCGCTTGTCATCGGGTTCGTGGCTGGCGCCGCGCTGGTATAGCCAGTGCCGAGCCTCGTGCCGCGAAAGCCGCCCGTCACCCGTGACGAGGCGCGAATAGACGATATCTTGGAGCGTGTGTCGACCGGCGAGCCCCTCGCCGTGATCCTGCGCGAACCGGGCATGCCGCATTACACGGCGTGGTACGACTGGTGCGCGCAAGACGCCGATCTAAGCATCGCATACGCGCGAGCCCGCGCCACGGGCTTCGACCGCATCGCCGTGGTCGCACGCGAGACGGCGCGCGGTCGGGGCGACTCGACCGGCGACGTGACGCGCGACAAGCTGATCATCGAGACGGACCTCAAGTTATTGGCGAAGTGGGATCCGAAAAGGTACGGCGACAAGATCGTAATGGCCGGCGACCCCGACGCCCCGGTAGTCGTCGAGGACAAAAACGCCGAGCTTGCGACCGAGCTGCTTAAGCTGCTGCGCGAGCGCAAGCGCCAGCCGCAGATCATCGACGTGAAGGCGAAGCCGTGAAGCTCGAGGCTCTGGACGACATTGACGGGCTCGAGGTGGCGGACCTCGCGAAGCTGCCATCCGACGCCCTGCACTATCTGCTGTGGCAGACGAGATGGACAGCGACCGCGAGGCCGAAGCAGATCCTGCCCCCGGAGGGCTGGGCCGAGGCGGGCGTCATGGCTGGCCGCGGATTTGGGAAAACCCTTACTGGCGCCCAGTGGCTCGCCGCAGCGGCGTATGAGGATCCGCTGGCGCTCGACCGGGCGGTCATCGCCCCGACATACGCCGACGTTAAATTCACATGCTTCCAAGGCCCGGCGGGCCTGCTCAAGGTGATCCCGCCGGAGCTGGTCGAGGATTACAACTCAACGGATCTAATCATCCGGGTGCGCGGCGTGACCGGCAAGCCGGTCACGATCCGGGGTTTCACGGCAGAGAAGCCGGAACGACTTCGTGGCCCACAGCACGCGGACATCTGGTGCGACGAGCTGGCGGCGTGGCTCCGGCCCGATGAGACGTGGGACATGGCGATGATGGGCCTGCGCCTCGGGCCCGCGCCTCGCGTGCTGTGGACCACGACGCCGAAGCCCATCGATCTTGTGCGCCGGCTGACCGAGCCGAAGGCCGGGCGCCTGATCGTGCGGGGCAGCACATACGAGAACAAGGACAACCTGCCACAGACATTCTTCGACCAGCTCGCGCAGTACGAGGGCACCGTCATTGGGCGTCAGGAGCTCGAGGGCGAGCTGATCGACCCCGAAGAGAGCGGCATCATCAAGCGGAGCTGGTTCAGGCTGTGGCCCGCCCAGAAGCCGTTGCCGGCGTTCGACTGGATCGTGATGTCGCTCGACACGGCATTCACGGAAGCGACAATCGACAGGCGCACCGGCGACCCGGACTACAGCGCTTGCACGGTGTGGGGCGGCTTTAGCGTCGAGGGCTCGAGCCACGTCCTGCTGCTCGACTGCTGGCAGGACAGGCTCGGCATGCCGGAGCTGATAGCCCGCGTGAAGAAGGAGCTGAACGTCGCGTATGGCGACGATCAGGACACTGCGCTGATCAAGCCGATGTTCGGCGCCGCGAAGCCGATAACATCCGGGCGCAAGGTCGACATGGTGATCATCGAAGATAAAGGCAGCGGCATCAGCCTGCGCCAGATGCTCGACCGAGAAGGCATCACGGCATACGCCTACAATCCGGGCCGTGCCGACAAGCTCTCGCGCTTGCATATCGTGTCGCCGATCTTCGCGCGGCGTCAGATCTGGTTGCCGGAGAGCGACAAGTATCCGAAGCGACCGCGCACATGGGCTGATCCGCTCGTAGCGCAATTGTGCTCATTCACGGGCGGCGGCAGCATCAAGCACGACGACTTCGTCGACAGCACGACGCAGGCAATCCGCCTGCTCATGGACAAAGGACTGCTTTCCGCTGTAAAATCGCAGCAGAAGCCCTTGCACGAGCCGGCGCCTCCGCGCGTGGTCGTGAACCCGTACAGCGCGTGAGGCAGTGATGGCAGACGAAGACGATCTTCCCGAGGGCGAAACTGTCGAGATCGAAGACGACAAGTCGGACGTAGTCGACACGGAAGACGGCGGGGCGATTGTTACGCTGACCGACGAAGACGAGGTCGAGCCGCGCTCGCCCGACTTCTACAAGAACCTCGCCGAGGAGCTCCCGACTGATGAGCTCGAGCGCATCAGCAGCCGCTTCATTGAGCTGATCAGCCGCGACCGCGAGGCGCGCAAGAAGCGCGACGAGCAGTACGAAGATGGCATCCGGCGCACGGGCCTTGGCGACGACGCGCCGGGTGGCGCGCAGTTCCAAGGCGCGTCGCGCGTCGTGCATCCGATGCTGACGGAAGCGTGCATAGACTTCTCGAGCCGCGCGATGAAAGAACTCTTTCCGCCGAGCGGCCCGGTCAAGGACTTCATTCCCGGCGACGTGACGCGCGACAAGGCGAAGAAGGCGCAGCGCAAGACACGGTTCATGAACTGGCAGCTCACGGTGCAGTCACCGGAGTTCCGCGCCGAGCTCGAGCAGCTACTGACGCAAGTGCCGCTGGGCGGCGCGCAGTACATGAAGGTGACGTGGAGCGAGGCGCGCAATCGCCCCGAGTTCCTGTTCGTCGCAATCGACGACATGTACCTGCCGTTTGCGGCCACAAATTTCTACAGCGCGCAGCGCAAGACGCACGTCCAGTATCTGACGGCGCTTGACTACCAACAGCGCGTGAAGAGCGGCATGTACCGCGACAGCGACCTGATCCCGTCGAGCATGGAGCCTGAGCGGTCGGTCGCCGACATCGCGAACGACAAGATCGAGGGCCGCAGCGACACGTCATACAACGAAGACGGCCTGCGGACGGTCTACGAGATCTACGCTATGGCGTCTATCGAGGAGGACGAGGAGCCCGCGCCTTACATCATCTCGGTCGACAAGATCTCGGGCAAGGTGCTGTCGATCTATCGGAACTGGGACGAGCACGACGAGAGCCGCGAAGAGTTGCAGTGGTTCGTCGAGTTCCCGTTCGTGCCGTGGCGCGGCGCCTATCCGATTGGCCTGCCGCATATGATCGGCGGCCTTGCGGCTGCGGCGACCGGCGCCCTGCGCGCGCTGCTCGACAGCGCGCACATCAGCAATAGCCAGACGATGCTGAAGCTGAAGGGCGGCACGCGTGGCGGCCAGACGCTGAACATCCAGCCGACGCAGGTCGAGGAGATCGAAGGCGGCCTGAACGTCGACGACGTGCGCAAGATCGCAATGCCGCTGCCGTTCAACCCGCCGAGCTCGGTGCTGTATCAACTGCTCGGCTTCTTAGTCGACGCGAGCCGTGGCGTGGTGCGGACGACGCTGGACGACGTTGCGGACGGCAACCCAAATGCGCCGGTCGGCACGACGTTGGCGAAGCTCGAACAGGGCATGGTGGTATTCAGCGCAATTCATTCGCGCCTGCACGACGCGATGGCGCGGATGCTGCGCATCCTGCATCGCCTGAACGGCATGTATCTTGACGACGAGGACGTTGAGGACGAGGTCGGCGAGGAGCTGGCGACGCGCGCCGACTTCGACGGCCCGATGGACGTCGTGCCTGTCAGCGACCCGAACATATTCTCCGAGGCGCAGCGCTTCGCGCAGGTGCAGGCGCTGACGCAGCGCGCGGCGGCGTTGCCGCAGCTCTACAACGCGCGCAAGGTCGAGGAGCGTCTTCTCGAGACGCTGAAGATCCCGAACGCGAAGGATCTGCTGGCGCCGGCGGTTGAGCCGAAAGAACAGAACGCGGTGAACGAGAACGTCGCGGCGACTATGGGCCGCCCGATTTTGGCGTTCCCGGAGCAGGACCACATCGCGCACCTCAAGGCGCACCTGTCCTACATGATGAACCCGGCGCTCGGTATGAGCAGGCTTATCGCGCCGACCTATATCCCGGTGATACTCAACCACATCAAGGAGCACGTCGCGTTGTGGTACGCGGCGACGGTGTTCGAGCTTGGCAATGAGACGGCGGGCACCGATATCGGCGAGGCGATGAAAGAGAACAAGACCGCCGAGGACAAGCAGGCGTTCGACCGCATGCTGGCCGAGGCGTCGCAGATCGTGTCGCAGCAGGCGGCGCAGGTCTTTGGCTCTCTGCCACCGATCATCGAGCAGGCTGTCCAGATGATGCAGCAGCTCGCGCCCCCGCAGCCGATGGATCCGGCGCAGGCGGCGATGGCGGAGACGCAGCGCAGGACGCAGGCCGACCAGCAGCGCATGCAGCTCGACGCGCAGAAGATGCAGATCAGCGCCCAGACCGAGGCGCAGAAGCTCCAGCTTCAGCAGCAGATCCAGCAGCAGAAGGCGCAGATCGAGGCGCAGCGCGCTCAGGTCGACGCCATGCGCTTGCAGCTCGACGCGGCGGGCGAGGCGCGCGACGCGCAGCTCGAGGCGCAGAAGGTGCAGATCGAGCAGGCGGTACGGCAGGCCGAGCTTCAGCTCCGGGCCCGCGAGTCGGAACTGCGGATGATCATGGAGCGCGAGCGGCAGGACGCCGAGAACAGGCGCAACGCTGCGGCGGTGCTGGCCCGCAGCCAGATGAATACGCAGGACAACATGACGGCGCTGAACCTCGCCCAGCTCGAGGTGGCGTCGGACCAGAAGTTCACGGTTTCGACCGGAACAGGCATCAACCCCGGAACGTAGGAGACGAAGTATGGCGCAGCAGAAAGACACGAAAGGTAAGTCCGTCGGCGAAGAAGGCGTGCGTCTGCACAAGCGCCTTGCGATGGGCGAGATGGCCGAGACCGGCGCAGGCAAGGGCGCGATGGGCGGCAAGAGCGGCAGCAAGAAGACGCCTGCGTGACCATCGAGATGTTGTTGAGGCGGCTGGACGAGGAGCAGGCGCGGTTAGCGCATGAGAGCCTCCGCCAGCCGCAGGGCCGCGACGCCTATGAATATGGGCGTGTGGTCGGTTTGTACGGCGGTCTGCAGCGCGCCAAAGACGTGCTGATTGATTTCGTAGCCGAGAAAGACCGCAAAGACTTTGACCTTTAGCTGCAAGGAGGAGCACCCATGCAGGAATTATCGAATAAGATTAGCTTTGCTTACGACAGCATTGATGACGCGTTCCCGGCGTGTGATCCGGGCGTCGAGCCGTTTGGCAGCCGGGTTCTGGTACAGATCCGCACGCCCAAACGGAAAACGGCGGGGGGTGTGATCCTCGTCGGCGATACTCGGGAGACCGAGATTTACAACACGCAGGTCGCCAAAGTGCTTTCGGTCGGCAGCCTCGCGTTCAAGAACCGCAACACTATGGAACCGTGGCCGGAAGGCTCGTGGTGCCGGGTCGGCGAGTTTGTGCGCGTGCCCCGTTACGGCGGTGACAGGTGGACGGTAAAGACCACGGATGGCGACGAGGCCCTCGTGGTTATTTTCAACGATCTCGACCTAGTGGGCAAGGTCACGGGCGATCCGCTCGCGATCAAGGCCTTTCTATAAGGCTGCAAAGGAGAGCCGGTCATGGCAGATAAAGTATTGGAAGAGAAGGACGAAGACCTCGAAATCGTAGAGGTCGACGCCAATGGCAAGCCCGTAGGGCAGACCGAAGAGGCACTCAAGGCGGAAGCTGCGGCGTCTGAACCCGAGGCGGACGACGCGGACGACGACGAGGACGAGGGCGACGAGCGCCTAGCGGCCAGTCAGGACGACACGGACGACGAGGTCGTGTCGGCGAACCGCAAGCGGCGCCTCAAGCGCCGCGAGGTACGCAAGCGGGCGAGAGAGAACGCCGAGCGCGAGCTGCGGCTGCTGCGGGATCAGAACGATCTTATGGCCCGGCGTCTGGCGGCCCTCGAGGGCAACGTCCTGACGCAGAACAGCGCGACGATTGATCAGCGTCTGGCCGACGCGGCGCGCGAGGCGCAGCAGGCCGAGATGATCCTCGCCAAGGCGATCAAGGCCGGGAACGGCGACGACGCCGCAGCGGCGCTGCGTATCCGGGACGAGGCCAAGCTGCGGATCCAGCAGCTTGATCAGGCGCGGAACTATGTAGCGCAGGCCAAGGCGCAAGCGGCGGCTCCGAAGGTGGACACCCGCGTGTCGTCTCTGGCGCAGGAATGGGTCGCGGCGAACCCGTGGTACGACCCGAAGGGCGGCGACGAGGACAGCCGGATCACCCGCGCTATCGACGATGGGCTGGTGCGGGAAGGCTACGACCCGAAGAACGTCGACTACTGGCACGAGCTCACGCGGCGCGTGTCAACGCGGCTGAACACCACCTCGAAACAGCGGGGCGATGACACCGAGGAGGTTGCAGAGACACCGAGGCGGAAAGCTCCGCCGACAGGCAACACCCGCGAACACGTTCCGCCCTCGACCAAGAGGGAAGCCTTCGTGACACAGGAAAGAAAACAGGCTATGATAGATGCCGGAGTGTGGGATGATCCCGTGCTCCGACAGCGCTACGTTAAGGCGTATCAGGCCTACGACAAGAGTTCGGCTCGCTAAACACACACAGGAGTGAGACAACATGAGCGTAGACGGCGATGATCGCCTTAAGAAGGAACTTGGTGTCAATCGACGCTCTCGCGAGATGGGTGACCGTCCGGTCACGCAGCGCCGCGACGTGAGCGATGACGATAGACTTGAGATGTTCCGCCAGCAACTATTTAACGACGCTTTGCCAGACTTGCCGGAAATCCCCGGATATCATCTGTGCTGGCTCACGACCACCAACCCGCGCGACTCGATCCATCGCCGCATGCAGCTCGGTTACGAGCCTGTGCGGCCCGACGAGGTGCCGGGTATGGAATACGCCTCTGTGAAAACCGGCGAATGGGCTGGTTTCATTGGCGTGAACGAGATGCTCGCGTTTAAGCTGCCCATGCCTCTGTATCAGAGGTTCATGCAGGAAGCTCACCACGATGCACCGCTCCGTGAGGAAGAGAAACTCGCTGAGACCGCTGATCTAGTGCGGGAACAGGCGGCTCGGTCAGGTAGCACGATTTACGAAGGGGATGGCTTGTCTGAACTGCGCCAACAGGCGCCTGCTAGTGGGATTTTCCGCTAACAGGCTTGTTTAACCTTTGACGAGGAACAGGCTATGTCTACTACGTCCCAGCCGTTCGGCCTCCGTCCTGCGTATTCGCCGAGCGGTGTGGTTCGCCCCACCGCGTATACGATCCGCTCGACCTATGGCTCGAACATTTTGCAGAACCAGCCGGTGAGAATTATTCCATCTTCGACGGGCGAAGGCACGATTTCTACCGCCGCCATTGGAGATACTTTCATCGGCACTTTCCAAGGTGTTGAGTTTACCGACACCGTC